TCAATACAGTTCACATCAATCAAACCCAAGGAATTGGAATGATAAGAAAACTTTATAGATTACCAGAAGAGACAGCAAGACATCTACAACTTAAAAAATTGTGTTTGGACTATTTCACACACTATGAAAAATTAATGAAACACCCCAGCAAGACCAATGCCGCGAGGGCCAGGAAGGCCTGTGTGCTGATGAAGAGAGTGGCACACGCAAGGGGACTTGAACTATTGGACCTATATGCTCCTTCAAGGAATGAAGGCAGACCAGAAAAATTTCCAACCAAACATTGGAAGAAAACCCTAGAACGAAGAAAGGAACAGCAAAATGGCTAGAGCATCAGGAAGAAGAAAACCTATGACATCAGGTAGAAGAAAACCCATGAACAAAAACAAAAAATCAGGTAGAAGAAAATAGTGCCTGTTAGAAAAGTAAGAGGGGGCTATCGTTGGGGCACAAGTGGCAAGGTCTATAAAACTCGCGAACAAGCGGAGAAACAGGGCAGGGCCATTCGTGCTTCAGGATATGGCAAGCGAAGTGGCAGACGTAGGTAGCAAAGATGTCTATGACTGGATTGGAAAAGTTGTTGCTAAAAAGAATGCGAAGACTGGAAAAGCAATCTGTCCTTTTGCGAAAAGAACTCTCCAAGAGAAGAAGATCCAGGTTGTGCCTGGAAAGAGTGGCCTTCTGGATCAGATCAATCACTGTGCTGGCCTTTTTGGCATTCTTAATTTGGATATTGTCATCATCTATATCAATTACCCCATAACAGAAAGACGGTTATCAAAGATCTGTGAACAATCTCACCAAAGCAATCCTGATTATGCTATGCTCTATGACCATCCTGACAATGCTGGGCTACATCAAGGGGTATCTTTTTCCTTTGGCAAGTGTCCTTTAGTGTTCATACAAAATTTAAAAAAATTAAAGACAGCACAAAAACAATTACGAAAGACAGATTGGTATAAAACCTGGGATATTGAACCAGATGACGCGATGTTCTATTGATTTCATATAAATATGTAAGGTTAGTGAGAAATCCACTCACGTATATAAAAGGAGGATCACGATGGATCTTAATACATCGCCAGACAATCAGATTGCCACTGCGACAACTGACACAGTCTCTAAAACAGAGCAGGCACAAGCGGATAATCAACCCGCGAAAACTTATACCCAAGCGGAACTGGATGCTATCGCGGCAGAAGTCAGAAGAAAGACAGAAACCAAACTCAGCAAAAAGTTTGAGGGTATAGATGTTGAGAAATACCAATCTCTTATGGCCAAGGAAGAATCTGAAAAGATTGCCAAAGCACAAGAGAAGTCAGAGTTTGAGAAACTGTTGAAGGAGAATGCTGAAAAATTTAACAGCAAAATTTCTTCGCTAACTTCTGAACTGACAAAGATCAAGGTAGATGGAGCATTGATAAATGCCGCATCAACCAAGAGGGCAGTGAATCCAGATCAGGTCGCGAGACTTGTAAGGGATAATGTCAAAATGTCAGAAACAGGAGAAGTTGAAGTGATTGATCCAAAAACAGGTCAGACTAGATACACTGACAATGGTGATCCTTTAACGATTGATGGGTTGGTTGGAGAATTCCTAACTACTAATCCACATTTTGTTTCAGCAGGTCAACCAGGAGGTGGATCCAAGTCCAACACAAATGCTGAAGGTGTTTCCAAAGTTGATGTTAATAAACTGGATATGACTAATCCAGAACATAGAAAACAGTATGCTGAGTATCGTAAGAAACTGGGCTACTAAACATTAACAATAAAAGGAGATTAGACAATGTCTAATGAATCAACTACTACATCATTGAATGATCTGATAGCACCCATCGTACAAGAAGCGATGTTCGTTGCGTCTGAGACTTCAATCATGCCAGGACTTGTGAAAACTTTCCAAGTTCCAGCAAACGCAGGTAAGGTATTACAAGTGCCTCTATACCCTGTACAAACAATCGCCAGCGATGCAGGTGAGAACACAGACTTAACAAACACTGAGATCTCAACTGGTGTTGCTAACATCACATTAACAGAAGCAGGTATCATGACTACATTGACTGACATGGCAAGAAACCATTCAGTATCAAATGTTGTTGCTGACCTAGGTAAGTTATTTGGTGAAGCGATCGCGAAAAGACACGACAGAGCATTAACAGGCTTGTTCTCAAGTTTTGACACACAGATTGGTGTTAACCAAACTGAGTTAGAAGTGAAAGACTTGTTTGAAGCATATGCTACATTGAAAGCAAATGCGGTTCCAGGACCATACTTTGGTGTGTTCAATCCTAAATCAATCTACAATATCAAGAAAACATTAACGAACACTTTCGTTAATCCAAATGCTTCTGCTGTTGTTAACCAAGCGATGAGCGAAGGTTACATTGGTAGAATCGCAGGTATTGATATCTTTGAAAGTTCAAATGTTGTTGAAACTTCATCAACTGACATCACTAACGCAGTATTCTCAAGAGATGCGTTAGGTTTAGCAGTTGCTCAAAACATCAACATAGAAACTCAGAGAGACGCCAGCCTAAGAGCTGAAGAAGTTGTTGCTTCTACAAGATACGGTGTATCTGTATTACACAATTCGTACGGTGTGAAACTAATTGGAGATAACCAAATCAACTAATAACTGATTTTGTTTATTTTTGTACTAAAGGCCCTTCAGCAATGGGGGGCCTTTTTTAGTGACTTATAATTACGAGATTTTAATTTCCAAGTTTTACGAAATCTTCCTTTAAGATCTCTATCTTTTGTGTTTTCTTGTGTAGTTCCTTCCCAAAGGTGTGAAGGATTACAGCAAGGTGGATTGTCACAAGAATGACATACACAAATAGATTTAGATAATGTTTTATTATTCATATATTGATAGATCCAACGATGAGCCTTATAAGTTCTGCCAATATAACTGAACATTCCATATCCATCAACATTTAAAGCCGCTTGCCATTCCCAACAGTCATTGGGTCCTTTGACATCAACTTTTTTCCAAAAGTCTTTGATAGTATTTGTTTTTGGCATGCTCTTTATTATACGATGTAAATATGGTTATGTCAACAATCGTATGGTTTAATGGAGAATCCGCTGAATTGTTCCACAAATGGTTGCCACCACAGAATTTGGAAGTGGGCACCAACTTCATACAGGAGAAGAGACCAGTCCACGTGGTGTGTGCCTATGACATACCCATCATCAAACAGATAAAACTGGATCCCACCACAGAATACTACACAAGACCAGATGGTCAATCACCAGGATGGAAAGTGCTCACAGATCTCAGATTGGGAGGCACCAACAGTGGTATGTTGGCTGTTTATGTGGCCCTACAGAAATCATCAGGTCCCATCTACATATTGGGCTGTGATTGGGGTTTGAATGATCAAAGCATATTTGATCAAAGATATGGACACACACAGACCAAGACCAAATACAACAATGGCATGAAGAGAACATTGAAGAACATCTGCCAGAACAGATTGGTTTATGTGATCAACAACAACAAGGTGGATACTCCATTGCCTGTTATGTCAGTTGATAACTTTCTTTTCCAGATTCATAATAAATAACAATATCAAGGCAGGACCTTGTAGAAACTAAAAGAAGGACTTTTACGATGGCTACATTCGCTACTGATTCAGACCTACTAGAATACGTTCCAGATATCAAAAAATACGGTATCCAGGAATTCCTAACTGAACACGAAAAAACATACGACGACATAATCAGACTACTGAACATAAAATGGTTCCCAACAACACAATACTCAAGATACGACATCTCAGTATTGGGTGGAGAAGAAAAATTATCTCCAGGTAGATTGGATCCCAATCAATTTACCAGAGCCGCTGTTTATCACGTGTTGGCCTACTATATTTTTCCAAAACTTTCTACGTTTGAACCTGATGGAGACGCATTCAGGGAACAGATGAGTTTTTACAAGGCAAAGTTTGAAGAAGAATTTGACCTCATTTTGAGGGTGGGTGTATCATATGACCTAGATTCATCTGGCACATTCACGGACAGTGAAAAACAAACATTTTATAACGGTAGATTGATTAGATAATGTCAGCAAGAGAAAACATAGCAATCAACATACAGAGACAATTGGAGAACATGACTGATCCAGCACCTGGTTTGGTTTCAAGGGTGTTCTTTGATGTACAGAAATTGGCAATCACACAGTTTCCCGCTATCCTACTGGTAACCAGCAACGAGGTCAGAGAGGACGTTTCAATGAGTGCCAGACAGGGAGTGATACAGTATCAATTGAGATGTTATGTGCGAGGCACAGAAGTTGATACACTGAGGAATGAAATAGTTGAGAGGATTGAAGAGACCCTTGAAGTTTCAAGAGACAGAGATATCA